AGCGCGATCTGGGTAGTACTACCCTAGTACTATAGCACTGTAGTAGTACTACTACTCGATACAGTACTGGCTTAGTACTACTACTAATAGTAGTACTGGCTTAGTATTAGTACTAACTTAGTACTTAGTACTGGAACAGTATTAGTACTACTATGGTACTACCAACTAACGATAAGACAGAGTCTTATCCAATCCCTTTGTAACATCGTTAGGTTGCTAACGGTTCCAAAAAGCGGCGATGGTGGCCACACCACAGGTGGGGGGTAATAGTATATGTTCTAGTTTTTGTAGTCTTGCTCTCGCACTTTTCGCAATAAATTTTTTTTCAGAATAAGAAATTACCCTATCCGTTGCCTGCCTAAAATGAATACCTAAATATTTAACACTAAGTATAGACTTTCAGCTAAAAAGGGAGTAAGATCGAGAAATAGCTTAAAATCCGCCAAATAAACTAATGAGGAACCAGAGATGCCTTTAGACCATACAAGTAGATCAGGTAGAACAAAGAAGGCTTCTTCAGCGCACATGGGAAGAAGGAACAGCGGAGCAGGTAACCCGAGCGGAAGTGGGCAATCCAACAAAACCATAGGCTCTAACATGTCGAACGGTTCTGCCGATACCTCCGGTGGATCTAATCTGCCCAGACTCCCTAGACTCTCCCACGCCCAATCAAGAAAACCTAACAGAGGCTCATAGCAGCAGCAGAGAGAGTACAATTAATGCCTATTGAAGAAGTCACAAAGATTGAGGACGCCAAAAAGACTAATGCCATCGATTATTTCGAGATTGATGATTACGAAGGCACTGAGCGGGAAACACTAACTCAGCGGGCAGCCAATACACGTGCGCTTATAGATAATGTTGACTATGACATTCTTCCAGCTATGCGTAACTTTGACAAGGCTAGACTCGATTTAGTTGAGTACATGGCCAAAGGAATGGCACAACAAGAAATCCTTGATTACTTCGGAATCGTAGATGTTCTGACAAGAGTAGAAAAAGGATTCTTCAATTTTGCATTTAAGCGTGGTGTTTCCAAAGGAAAACGTGAAGCTGTAGATAAGTTCTTCATAGCTATGGGAGATCGCAACGGTGCTGTCCATGCATATAAATATCTCCAAGTGCATGCAGATAGATTTCCTGAAGATGCTGCAGGCGCCATTAACCCTCACGACTCAGGGAAATTTAACTTTCAAGTAAACCTTAAAGACTAACTGGTTAAGACCAGATTTTGCCACTATAACTCACACGACAAGGACTCAGCGGAAAATGGCACAAGACCATGAAAAGATAGCGGAAATGATGGAACAGTTAGGATGTACTGGTGATCATATTACTGCTTCCGGTATCAAGGACAAAATTGAGAACATAGACTTCCAGATAGTACATTTGTGTGGATCTAAGTTCATGTATTGTGGGATTCGTATGATTGGTGGTTTTGTCGTAACTGGCAAACCTGCTGCTTGTATTGATCCTGATAACTGGAGAGACGCTATTGGTGAGAAAATCTCATTTGATAATTCCTTCTCTGAAATCTGGCGGCTAGAAGCCTATCTTAAAATGAGCAATAAGGAATCATAATGAATATCGGAGATGCTGTTGAGTTACTCAAGAGCGGTGCCACTGTAACGAGAGCTGGTTGGAATGGTGCAAACCAATACCTGGCTCTTCAAACACCTGATGCTAATAGCAAGATGTCTTTGCCGTACATCTACATTACGACTGTACAAGGTACTCTTGTTCCTTGGCACGCCTCACAAACTGACATCCTTGCGGATGACTGGTTCGAGGTATAAGATGGACTTCAATGAGCTCATAAGCAAGATTAGATTATGGCATATCAGCTCATTAATGTCTGCTGGTTTATTAACATTAGGATTCACTGGCGTAGGAATACTTGGCAGAAATGAGATTAAAGTTGGCATGGAGATGTATGCCATATCTGCTGGAGTTATATTGTTCTGTATTACGATTTTGCTAATTTACATACCACCTAGGAAATAATGGATATTACCTATAACGCAAGCAAGACGATGAGTGACTTCCATAAGGATGATCACTTTGTTCGTGCGCTTATGGGTCCAATTGGTTCTGGCAAGTCAGTTGCCTGTGTAGAAGAGCTAATGATGAAGTGCCAGCTACAAGAGCCTAATGCTGAAGGATTTCGCAAGACTCGATGGGCTATTATACGAAATACATACAGAGAGCTGATAGATACGACTATGCAGACTTTCTTTGATTGGATTCCTAGGCAGTGTGGCCATTACCGTGCTATGGATATGAAATTTACACTTGTTATGCCTCTATCAGATGGGACTTGCATTCACTCCGAGTTCCTGTTCAGAGCCCTAGACAAGCCTGATGACATCAAAAAGCTCCTTTCTCTAGAATTGACAGGTGCTTGGGCTAATGAGGCCAGAGAGCTTCCTAAAGCTGTTATAGACATGCTTGTTGGTCGACTTGGACGATACCCTAGAATGGTTGATGGTGTTGGCGCTACTTGGTATGGCCTTATAATGGATACTAACCCACCTGACTCTGATCATTGGTGGTTTAACTTGTTTGAGAAGGATTGTCCTGAGAGCTACAAGCTTTTCAAGCAACCTTCTGGGCTCTCACCAGAAGCGGAGAATCGCGAAAACCTGCCTGGACCGTATTATGATAATATGATCGCTGGCAAGACACAGGAATGGATCAATGTTTATGTCCACGGACAATACGGCTTTATCACGACTGGCAAACCTGTATACCCAGAGTACAAAGACGATATACATGCAGTATCTGAGGACTACACTCCTTATGAGGAAGCCACTATATATGTTGGTATCGATTTTGGCCTTACCCCTGCTGCGGTCTTTTTCCAGCAGTCACCTGCGGGGCGATGGTTTGTATTCGATGAGCTGGTCACGTTCGACATGGGTGCTGCGAAATTCGGAGAACTCCTTAATCAAAAAGTCAATAGGCAATACCCTCATTACAATATTGAATTCTATGGAGACCCATCGGGTGACTTTAGAGCTCAGACTGACGAAGTTACGCCATTCCAAATCCTACTCGCGCAAGGGATAAATGCTTGGCCTACTTACACTAATGATCCTATCATTGGTAGAGAGGCTGTAGCAGCCACGATGCTCCGAATGGATATGGCAGGAAACCCTGGTATGGCTATTACTCCTGGGTGTACAGAATACAGAAAGGCTTTGGCTGGCGGCTATCATATGCGTCGTATGGCTGTTACAGGGGCTGACAGATTTATGGATAAGCCCGACAAAGGCAAATACTCACACGTAGCAGAAGCTGGTCAGTATGCAATGGTAGGAGCAGGCGAAGGTTCTGCTCTTATATCTACACAGAGCTATAGCAAAGAGATAGACTACTCACAAATGGACAGAGCAATATTATGACACAACCTATGCAGCCAAGCGAACTTATAGCAGAGTTCAAAAAAAGAATTAGCCTTAGCACTATTGTACTGTGCCTATGTCTATTGCTCTAGCAAGTGTAGAAGCAGGAGACTTTGATGTTAATGAGAAGCCAGCGAAGGCAGAGAGTGTACCTCCTGTTGTTGTCAAAGCCAAATCCGGTGTTGTTAAAGCAAAAGTGCCTGGTGAAACATCGGTAGAAGGTGAATAATGGCTACTGCTGACGGATTAACCGCAGGAAGAACTCCAGATCCAGAAGCTGGACCATTGGAAGATGCTGAGATATTAAACATCATTGGACAGGAGCTTCAACAAGCTTCAGGTGGCAATGAAAATGATTTTATCGATGCCAATAGACAGGATGCTCTTTCCTATTACCTTGGCTCCAAGAATGGTAAAGAAGTCGAAGGTCGATCCAGTATTGTATCTACTGATGTAGCAGATGCTATTGAGTGGATTATGCCTGCTATTATGAAGCAGTTTACAGCCAATAATGAGATAGTGCATTTTGACCCTGTGTTTGAAGGTGATGAAGACCAAGCTGCTCTAGAGTCTCAATACTGTTATGACATCCTGATGAAGCGTAATGATGGATTCAATATCATCCATACCTTAGTCAAAGACTCTCTTATGCAGAAGAATGGCATTGTCAAGTCATTCTATGAGCAGGTAGAGATTGATGAGATCAAGTGGTTCACTGGTATCGGCATGAATGGTATGCAAGTTCTTCTGTCTGAGGACGGTGTTAGAATCATCGAGCAGACTGAGAACCCTCCTGAGGAAGGCCAGAATGAGCCTACGTATGATATCAAGGTTCATATAACAACTATGAAAGGACAGATAACTGTAATGGCTATCCCTCCTGAAGAATTTCGTATTGCTCGTCAGCACAACAGTATAAATGTAGACACCGCCAGATTCTCCGCTCACGTTATGCTTAAGAGTCGGTCTGACCTTGTTAAAGAAGGGTATGATACTGATATCGTTTATGCTCTTCCTGCTGGACAAGAGCATGATGATGATCGTGACTATCGCTTCTATATGCAGAATGAGACTGTCTACCCTGATAGAAGTGTAAGCAATGATGGAAGCCAAGAAGAGATTGAAATCTCTGAGTGCTTTATCAATATTGATATAGACCGTACTGGTGTCTCTCAGCTGTATAAAATTGTAGTATCAGGTGGTGATAACCCTGATCACTTACTTGGATATGAGCCTATAGACAAGCAGTCGTTCAACGCTGCTACAGCTATAATGATGTCTCATAAGTTCTTTGGTCTATCTGTATATGATAGACTCAAGCAAATTCAAGACCAGAAGACTACCCTCTGGAGGAACATGTTTGATAACCTGTATCTCCAAAACAATCAAAGGAACGTAGTGTTAGAAGGTCAAGTAAACCTTGATGATCTGATGGTGTCCCGGCCTGGAGGAATCATTAGGGCTAAAACTTTAGGCGCTGTTCAACCACTACAAACACCTATGCTCGGCCAAGAAGCCTATCAAATGATGGACTACCTAGATCAGGTAAGAGCAGGACGAGCAGGTGTTTCTCCAGAAGGTAGCATACAAGTCAATAATATCGGTGACCGGGTAGGGTCTCAAGGTATTGAGAAGCTAATGACTGCTAAGGAAGAGCTTGTTGGCCTAATGATTAGAGTGATAGCAGAAATCTGTATCAAGCCTCTAATGTATCGCATACGTGATATGGCTATCATGCACAATGATGTCATAGAGGAATACAAGTTTAGAGGATACTGGACTCAAACTAACCCTTCTGAGTGGCTATCCAGAACTAACTCTACTGTACGTGTTGGCACTGGTACTGGTGATAGGGCTGCTATAGCTAGTGCTTTACAGATGGTAATAGAGCTTCAGGGCACTATGTCTGATGATGCTACTGGTATGAGCCAAGTTCTTGTTAGCACTGATAAGATATTCAACGCTGTTAATGACTTTGGCAAGGCTGCTGGCCTCTTAGGTGTTAGAGAATACTTCGTTGATCCTAAGTCTCCTGAGGGCAAGAAGGCTGCTGAGGGCAAGTCTCAGAATGATCAAGCTCAGCAAGAAGAAATGAAGAAGAAAGATGAGGCTATGATGCAGATGCAGGTCGACCTAGCCAAAGCGGAAACTACCAAAGCTCAGGCTCAGCTTGCTACTTCCGAGGCAAAGGCTAAGGAGTCTGCTATTAAGCTCAAGTTAGAGCATGCTAGCCAGCTACAGGACATAGAGAAGGCCAAGATGGACCTCAAGTTACAAGCTGCTCAGATGAAGATAGACATATTTGAAAGAAGAGAAGACCAAGACTTCAAGCATGAAGAGCTTGACACCCGTGCTGCACTTGAGTTGACCCGTATAGAGTCACAAGAACATGTAGCAGAGCAGAATCAGAACTTTAAATCTAACAAGGAATCTGCAAGTGATTGAAGCTGAAATAATACAGCTTACTAATGAACGAGACAAAGGCGCTAAAGCAGCGTCTTCTATGACTACTTTTATAACTCCTTTCATAGAGGAAAAGGAGAAAGTACTTGTCGAAGCATTCCGTGTTTGCGGTATGCGAGACACTGATGGTTTACTAGCAATCAAGATGCAGTTCTCTGCTATTGATGCTCTGAAAGCCGAAATGCAAGGATTCCTCGATACTGGCAATCTCGCCAGCTCGACCCTTGATGAATATGAAGCCGAAAAGGCAAAGGAAAAAGAAGATGAGTGATACCGCTGCGATAATTGGAACAGTACCTCCAGTTGCAAGTGATTCAGAAATAGCTGACCGTCTTGAAGAAAAGATGTTTGGCACAACCACCGAAGAAATTGAAGATGCTGAGATCATCGCTGATGACAAGCTCGAATTGGAGATGGAAGAGGAAGGTAAGAAGGTTGATGATGAAGTTGAAGATGAGGATGAGGATAACTTAGCTTCCTACTTAGGTATTAGTGATGATCAGGTCGTTGAAAATGAAGACGGCACGATTAGCATTCTTACTAAAATAGATGGGAAGTCTGAGAGTCTACCTCTGTCTAAGATACTGGAAGGGTATCAATACGACAAACACAACACGCAAACTTCTATGAAGCTATCAGCTGACCGAAAGGAATTTGAGACGCTTCGAACTACAGCAGCTACAGAAATACAAAAGAATATCCAAAGCTCTATGTTTGTATCAGAGTCCTTGGAACAAGATTTGTTAGCTGAGTATAATGCCATTAACTGGGATATGCCTCGCCAAAGCGATGCTACCCAATTTAATGAGTTGAAGGCTGAGTTCAGTGAAAGAGCTACTAAGGTCAACGCCCTCAAAGAAAAAGCTTCTGCTGCTGGTAAACAGTGGATGGAGCAGAATGACGCGAGGCAAGCGGAAGACCAGAAAGCAAACATCGCTGAACAGAGAGAACTTATGATTCAGGCTTACCCTGAGTTCATAGTTCCTGAGAAGTACGAAGCAGCCATGACCAGCGCAATCAAGTTCATGGAGGAAACTTATGGAGTTACCCAGGAAGATGTCGACCAGATTACAGATAGTCGTTTGGTACGAATCATCCTAGATGCTGAAAAGTTTCACAAAGGAAAGACTGAACTAGCAAAAGGCAAAGGAGAGAAACAGCTGCCTAAGTTCTCGAAACCAGGGCGAAGGAAAGCAGGAGTTGGCACTACTAAAGCTAGAGCTGCGAAAGCACTCAAAGCTGCAGCAAAAGCTACTGGCTCCTCCAAAGATATCGCTAATCTTTTAGAATCCAGAATGTGAGGAAATAACCATGGCACAAGCCGAAGGAGCTCATAGCTCCTATGATGAACCGATTGCCACAGGTGGTAACCGTGAAGACCTTAGCGATGTATTGTTTGATGTGTCTCCCACAGAGACTCCATTCATTACAATGTGTAAGAAAAACAGAGCAACTGCTACTAACCACGAGTGGCTAACTGACGAGTTGGAAGACCCAGGTCTGAATGCTCACATTGAAGGCGATGACGCTTCTCCAGTAGATGCGACCCCTCGTGTACGTTTGGGTAACTATACTCAAATCTTCAAGAAGCATGCTGTTGTTACTGGTACCCAAGAGCGAGTGCTCAAAGGTGGTGGTATTAAGTCAGAAATGGCTTATCAGGTTGCTAGACGACTGAAGGCTATCAAGCGCGATGCTGAAGTTGCTTTCATTGGTTCGCCTCCAGGTGGCGATATCAAAGACCCAGGCTCTGACGTTTTGCCTAGACGAATGGGTAACTTTCATTCGTACATGACTCCTGACAACTTCTTTGGTGGTGTGGGCTTTATTGCTCCTACTGGCAACGGTGTTGATTTGGGTACTGCTGGTACTGATCGTGCGATAACTGAAGACATTCTTAAAGCAGGCCTTGAGTCTATTTGGAATACTTCTGGTGGCAATGAAAACATTACATTGCTTACTACTGCTCACGCTCGTGGTGTTCTGTCAACCTTTACTGCTTCTTCTACTCGTTATGTAACAACTGACGACAAGAAATTGGTAGCATCGATTGATGTATACGATGGCGATTTCCATACTGTTACTATCGTTCCTGATCGTTTCATGGAGCCTAGTTCAGTAGTGTTGATTGACCAAGAGTACATTGCTTGTTCTGATCTACGTCCTATCTTCACTAAAGACCTTGCGGTAACTGGTGATAGTACTAGAAAGGAAATTGTTTGGGAAACTACTCTTGAAGTATGTAACCCTCTTGCTCATGTCTTCATTGATGATATTGAAGACTCGTAAGCTAGTGTAATTAAATTGTGGGAGTAGAACCTCCCTCAATTTTTAATTGGAGAAAAGCATGAAAAGTACACTGATCAATAACAGAGTTTCTAAGCCTGCTAACATGACTGGCCCTCAACAGCCTACTGTTCCAGGTTCTAGTAAAGCACAAGGCTCAGGTGGCAAGAAGCTGAAGCCTGGCACTGGAAGAGGAAGCTGTCTCTAATGTCACAGCGACTGATTGCAACTGTCCCTGCTGATGAGCAGGGTTTTGTTGAAAAATACTATTGGGATGATGACCGTCCTGGATATGATAAGATGCATATTGTTCGTGAACAAGATGTAGAAGTCAATCTGGAAGCCAATAGAAGGATACAGAATGACATACGTAGGCCTGGTGAGAACTTTGGTGATACAGGTCTTCACCACGTTGCTCGCATCCCTCTTGTTACTGTAGAAAGATGGCTGAGAGAAGGCTTTAATTGGTTCGGTTCCACAGACGCAGAGAAGCGGAAGTGGTTAAACAAATCAGAGAATGTTATGTACCGTACTCGCAAAAGTGTAATGTAAATGGAAATAATTGATACATATTATAATCCACCCATGTCCTTTCAACAGTTTTCTGTTGATGGTGTCATGGGTGTTGATTTTGATGCAGCAGTAGCCATGCCAGGGTGCTCTATTATAGAGCTTCCTGATTTGCCATCTGGTGGATTGTTAGTAATAAACATTTTCAATATATCTGGAGGTGATCTACAGATAGACCCCAACATAGGTGCTAGCATAAATGGTAATGCTATACTGAAGCATGAGCAACACGCTGTATTCTTCTATGACCCTCTAGTGCCTGTTTGGGATGTTCTATTTAACACTAGTTACTTTCACCCTATTCCATCTAGAGTAAGTGCTTTCTGGGAGGCGAATGGAGATGACACTAATGTTGTCAATAATGCTTACACTATTATAGAAGGTGCTTTTGATGGAGTTGTATCTACTGGATTCTCAGTAGGTGATAATGATGTCACTTATACAATTGAACTAACTAAGTCATTTTCTGCTGATGTTTCTCTGTCTGCTATTAAGACTACAGGTGGCAATAATAATCAGGAATATTACATATCTATATTTGTAAATGGTATTAAGGTATCTGGTAGCATGACAGGTTCACTTAATAAAACTGTATTAAGAACTCTTGGAATTAATGCTATTCTCCAATTATCTACTGGAGATACAGTTGACGTCAGGATTGAAGGAACAAGTAATGGTGATGTGAACATTCGTGATTTTCAGCTCAGATTGATAGAGATTTAATATGGATTATAATGAAATAATACTTGCTGGAACTTCTTACGCTGATCGTGCAAATGATCCAGAGATAGTTGCAAATCTTGATTTGTTTCTCAGCTTTGGAGAAGCTCGTCTGAGCCGTCTGCTCAAGGTAAGAAAAGCATCTGTAAGAGCTGTATTAGTTATGGCTGATGACCAAGAATACTACTCTCTACCTTCTGACTTTGGAGGTATGAGAGACATACAAATCATAAGCACTAATGATGGGGGCCAGGTCAGAAACAGAACTCTTGAGATGATGAATCCTCAGCAGATGAATAACCAGTCACAAACTTCTACAGGCAACAATACTAATCAGCTAGGGTACTACACTATCATAGCCGATCAGATACAGGTCTGGCCTGTAGGCAATTCTGGTGCTAATCTTGAGATAGTCTATTACAGAACTATTCCTCCTTTGACTTCTATAGATTCCACTAACTGGGTATCAGAAGACCACCCTGATATCTACTTGTGTCTTCTTATGTATGAGATAGAGCTGTTTACTAAGAACCATACCATAGCTGATGGTTGGACAAATAGGTTGGATGTTGCTTTAAGAGAACTTGCAACCTCAGATGATTTAGAACGTTGGAGTGGTACTCCTCTTTCTACGAGGGTTGGCTAATGACTATTGCAAATGTAGGCAACTGGGCGATAGAGACCACTGTCACTGAAGGCACTGGCCCTATTACTCTAGCTGGTGCTCCTCAGAGTTTTGCTAGGTTCACTCAGGTTCTAGGCCCAGGGCTAGTGTACTATAGTATTATAAGTGGTGCCAACCGAGAAGCGGGAATTGGTACCTTTGATGGTCTTGCGACTATTACTCGTGATACAGTCACTGCTACCTTAGTAGATGGAATCATAGGTACTGTTACTCCTATAGACCTAGATGGCAAATCCTTTGTATCTTGCACCTTCAATGAAGCTGCTTTCAATGAGATAGTGTCTGAGATCACTAGCCTTAGAATTGATGTTGATAAGAACATTCAAGACATATCTGATCTATCTGTTAGGGTTGGAACTAATGAAACTAACATTGGTAATAATTCCCAAGATATAACTGATTTGACTGTTAGAGTTGGAACTAATGAAACTAACATTGGTAATAATTCCCAAGATATAACTGATTTGACTGTTAGAGTTGGCGCTAATGAGACAGCTCTTCTGGATACAGTTACCCTATCTACTATCCAGACTGTTACAGGTGATAAGGCATTTTCTGGAGTTGTTTCCCTCCCTACGCTTATCACTGGCGCAGAGGCCAGTCTAGGAATTGATTCTGTAGGCAACGTTATCATAATAGCTGGTGGTGGTCAGCCTGACCCTTCTATACCATTGCAACTAGACAACAACGTACCTATCCAGTGGCGCAACGCGGCAGACGACGCATACATTAACGGTCTGGTGATGAACGGTTCAGACCAGTTTATGGTCGGGAATGTTTTAAGGTTGACTTCGGGAGGTCAAGTACGCGCTATATCTAGCACAGCCTCTGCCGCTTCTTTCCAAGCAATGTCGAATGATAATATCGCAGAGCCTACTATGGTCTTCGTTAATAGCG